ATACTGGTAAAGTAATTACCAAAACTTATATTAAACCTAAAGAAGATGGAGTATAAATGTTATAATCCTGAATGTAATCATTTTGAAAAGGTAACCATGACTTATAATCTAACCATTAAGAATGTTACTGTAAAGAAATGTAATTATTGCTTAGAACCTATTGATATGGATAGACAGGTGTTACCTAATGAAGCTCCTTATATAAAGAATAAGAGATGGCTAAATGAATGGAAGTTTGTTAATTCAGGTACTCATTCTGATGAAATTGTACAAAAACCTAATTTAGATTTAGAATGAAATTATTTGATTTAGATAGTAACCATAAAGTAGTAATACATCCTGAAGCTCTGTTAATTCAGAGCTTTAAGGTTTTATGGGATAAGGATAAGAGCAAGGAAAAATCACAGGCTATGAAAGAGTTAGCTTATGTGTATTTTATGACTGACTTCAAATCACCATATGATAAATATGATGCTAAGGAGAAAAGCTTCCAAGTAAGTAACGATGTAATGGGTAATAGTGAATATAAGCCTACTGAACTAGTTCTAAATGCTATTGCTAATTACAAAAATCTACAACAAACCTTTAGTATGAAGTTTTTAGAATCTGCTAAAACTGCTGCAAGAGAGTTAATGAGATTTTTTGATACAGTAGATTTATCAGAAAGAACAGATAAAGGTAGCCCTATATATAAACCTGCTGATATTACAAATGCTTTAAGTCAGAGTGTTAAAGTAATTGAAGCCCTGGATAGGTGGACTGAAAAAGTTCAAAAGGAACAGGAATTAACAGACACTAAGATTACTGGTGGAGGAACTGCCGGATATTTTGAAGATTAGTTATGGAATTTAAGTATATAGATATTAAGAATTTAAACAAGTTTAGGGAGGCAGCTATTACCTATGAGAAAGAGGGCAGATATTGTCCACACTCTCCAGGTACTACTGCCTTTTTAAAATATTGGAAAGAGCAAGAAACCAGATGTTTATATGGGTATAAAATTGGGAATGATTATATAAGTGGATATAATTATTTCTATTGGAATTTTTCACCAATACAAAAAGTAGTATCCTATATAGATGATAATAGTATTCAAAGAGATGAGAGAACCCAAGCATTTCCAGACCCAAGGGACTATGATAAATATTTCTTTGACTATATTGAAGATGCAGAAAGAAATGGTAATCATGCTGTTGTGTTAAAATCTAGGGGACAAGGTTATAGTTTTAAGGGGGCTTCTATGTTAAATAGAAATTACTTCTTAAAAAGAAATAGCAAGTCTTATGCCTTTGCTTCAGATAAACAATATTTAACTTCAGATGGTGTACTAACTAAAGCTTGGGAGATTATGGACTTTATTGACCAAAACACTGCTTGGGCTAAAAGAAGACACTATAAAAACACTTTAGAACATAGGAGGGCTAGTAGACAAGAAAATGTTAATGGTGTTAAAACTGAGGTAGGATATAAGAGTGAAATCATTGGAGTTTCTGTAGATGACCCAAATAAAGTTCGTGGTAAAAGGGGACAACTTATTCTATATGAGGAGGCTGGAAGCTTTAAAGATTTATTAAAAGCATATCAGATTTCAAGACCTTCTGTAGAAGCTGGTAATAAAACCTTTGGAATTATAATAGTTTATGGTACAGGAGGAGATGAAAATTTAGCTGATGCTATGGGATTAGAGGAGCTATTTTTTAATCCTGAAGGATATAGAATAAATCCTGTTCCTAACATTTGGTCAGAAGGTAACCAAGGTAAGAGTGGGTTTTTTGTTCCTGTATGGGCTAATATGCAAGGGCATTATGATGAGAATACAGGAGTATCTAATAAGGAATCTGCACTTAAATACCATGAGGCTGAATATGCTAAGGTATTAAAGAATGCTAAAGATGCTAAGTCAGCCACTAGGTATAAAGCAGAGAATTGTGTTACCCCTGAAGATGCTGTATTAAGGGTAACTGGAAGTATATTTCCTACCAATTATTTAAAACAAAGGCTGGCTGAGTTAACATCAAGTACTAAAGTACAAGATAGTGAATTCGTAGGAGAACTTACTTATGTTCAGGATGAAATAGTTTTTAAGACTAATGCTGATAAAATACCAATAAGAAATTTTCCTACTGGTACTGATAAACCAGAGGGAGCTATAACTATCTGGGAAATGCCTGTAAAAAACTCTGATGGTGTTATACAGTCAGATATTTACATAGGTGGTACAGACCCATATGATGATGATGAATCAGGCACAGATTCTTTAGGTAGCACATTTATACTGAATATGTTGACTAATAGAATAGTGGCTGAGTATACAGGTAGACCAGCAACAGCTAAAGAATATTATGAAAATGTGTTAAGGTTACTTAAATTTTACAATGCCAGATGTAACTATGAGCAAAATAAGAAGGGAATGTTTGCTCATTTTGAACAAAAGAATTGTCTTTATTATTTAGCAGACACACCTAAGATTCTTAGGGATATGGATATAATTAAGTCTCAAGGGGGTGGTAATAAAATGAAAGGTACTAATGCCACTGAATATGTTAATAAGTTTGGCAGAGAACTAATTAAATCTTGGATGTTAGGAGATGCTTATGGTGAGGAGAAAGCTAACTTATATACTATTAAGAGTATTCCTTTGCTAAAAGAGGCTATCTACTGGAATAAAGATGGTAACTTTGATAGAATTAGTGCTTTAGGTATGTTACTTATTTATAGAGAAGACAGAATTAAATTTATAGATGATTCATCTAAACCTATCAAGTTAATTAATAATGACCCATTCTTTGATAAGATGATGGATAAAAGGAAAGCTATGTTTACTAAGGGCAGAAATTCTTTTAACCCCTTGACTAAAACATTCTATCCACCTAACTTTGTAAACTTACCAAGATAAATTATGCAAGCAATAGAATATTCTAATATAAGACCTAATTTTCCTTCTCAAAAGAGGAGTATCAGGCAAAAAGATAAGAAATGGATAGAAGAATGTGCTAATGCAGCCATTAATATAACTATCTATAATCCAGATGTTAGACTTAGGGCTACTAAAAGGAATATAAAAGCTAACTATAATCTTGTCAATGGTATTATAGATATGAAGGATGTTGAAGAAACTATCAATCCATTTGGATTTGATATGAAGCAATTTCCTAATGCTTTTAACCATTATCCTATAATCAATAATAAGCTGAATGTGCTTATTGGAGAAGAGGCTTCTATGTTATTTCAATGGAGGCTTAAAGTAATTAATGAAGATGCTGTTTCTGAGAAGGAGAAGTTTATTAAGCAGACCATTATAGATGAATTGATGGCTATTGCTTTAGCTGATATTCCAGAGGAAAAGAAAGAAGAAGTAGCCAAGCAGAAATCTGCTGAGTTACAGAAATGGGCTAAGTATGAAGCTCAGGATATTAGGGAAAGAATAGGTACTCAGATTCTTAAACATTTATGGCAAGAACAGAAGTTAAAACTTAAATTCAATCAAGGATTTAAGGATTGGCTTATTGCTGGTGAAGAGATATACTCAGTTGATATATTTGGTAGAAAACCTGTTGTAAGGAGATGTGACCCATTAGCTATTTGGACAGTAGGTATGGGGAACAGTCCTTATATTGAGGATTCTGAAATTATTGTAGAAGATACATACCAACCACCAGGTTGGATTATTGATGCTTACTATGATGAGTTGACTTCTGACCAAATATCTAAGATAGAGCAAGGTTTATTATTGAGTACTCCTGTAAATAGCTCTGGTATAGTAAATTATCCTGCACAAGATTTTACTGAGAACTTTATGTTAGGAGGTGGTGACAGTTTATTTGATGCTACACCTTTAATGATTGGTGGTACTGGAAGTATCTATGATGCTGATGGTAACTTGAGGGTTACTATGGTAACTTGGAAGAGTAGGAGACAGATTCAAGTGGTAGAATCCTTTGATGAAGATGGGTTTAAGGTAAGGGAGATTTATGATGAATTGATGGAATTTCCTAAAGAGCTAGGTATTAATCCCAAGAAACTTTGGGTTAATGAATGGTGGGCTGCTACTAGGATTGGACAGGATATATTTGTTAAAGGTGGGCCAAAACCTTATCAAGCTAGAAGTATGGATAATTTATCCATTAGCAAGTGTGGTTATGTTGGTACTATTTGTAACACATCATTATCTAAGGCTAGAAGTTTGGTGGATGTTATGAAGCCTTATAATTATGCTTATGACACTATTGCTTATAGGTTAGATAAAGCAATGGGTATGTATAAAGGCCCAATGATTGAAATGGACTTTGCCAAGATGCCTGAAGGTTGGGATGCAGAGAAATGGTTGTATATTGCTGAGGAATCAGGATATTTGTATGTGGATTCATTTAAAGAGGGTCAGAAAGGTGCTGCTAAAGGAGTATTAGCTGGTATTTATAATACTACTGGTAAGATACTTAATCCTGAGATGGGTACTTATATCAGAGACCTTAGAGACCATATGATGTTTATTCAGAATGAATTAGATGCTATATCTGGTATTACTAGGCAAAGAGAGGGTGCTATTGATAATAGGGAAACTGTTGGAGGTGTTGAAAGGTCAGTAACACAATCTAGTCATTCCACTAGGGAATTGTTCTTTGTACATGAGCAAACTAAATTGAGGGTATTAGAAACTTTAATTGATGTAGCTAAAGGTGTATATGTAGATGATAATATTATCTTACAATATATTTCTGATACAGACCTTGCACAAGAGATTTATAGAATTGATGGTAGGTTATTCAGGGAAGCTGATTATGGCTTAGTTGCTACTGATGGTAGTCAATATACTGACATGAAGAATACCCTTATACAATTGGCTCATGCTGGTATTCAAAATGGTGTATTAAATTTCTCTAAATTCATTGATATTTATATGTCAGATGATATTGCTTCAACAAGAAGAAAGATTGAGCAATATGAAGAAGAGAATATCCAAAGAGAACAAGAGAATACTCAAGCCCAGCAGAAACATGAGATGGAGATGTTACAAAGAGAGATTGAGAATAGGGAAGATATTCAAGCTCATCAAATGGAAATAGAGACTTTAAAATCTAATACCCAGATTGAATTGAAGTTGATGGAATTAGAGGCTAAATCTCAAGAAGTTGAAGCCCCTACTGTTGAGGACAATTCTATGGATATAGCTAAGTTAGAGCAAGATAGAGAGAAATTTCAACAAGATAATGCTTTAAAAACAGCTCAATTTCAAGAAGTTGTAAGAGCTACTAGAGTTAAAGAGAAGCAAAAGGATGAAGAAATTGCTATCAAAAAGAAACAGGCTAATAAACCTAAAACTTCTAAGTAATGAATTATTCTGATAAGTTAGCTTTAATAAGGGAATATAAGAAACAGGGAGGTAGGGGAAGCTATCTCTCTGTTTTAAATGCTTATGCTGAGGGGGGTGAAATTACTGAACCAGAAAAACCCCCAAAGTCTGCTAGAGAGTTGCAATCTTGGGAAACTGCAAATACAGATGGTACTATAAATACAAATGTAAGATTACTCCCTAATTTGCCAAGAAAGAATGAATACAACCCGCAATCAACTTGGATGAATAATTGGATTTTAAATAGGGGGACTCAAGCAAGAAATTTAGCAGTAGATTATAATAATGATGTTTTAAATCAACCTTGGTATAAGCAACGTATTTCAACTGTTTTTAACTCTTTTGGTGATAAGAAAGAACTAACTAAGAAAGTTCAAGCTGAAGGTGTATCTAAGTCAATGGAGGCGTTGAATAATTTAAACTCAGTAAATTATAAAGACAACAGTAAAGTTAACCCCAATTCTTATATAGATGCTGCTTATGGGTCTTATAGCCCACTAGGTCATAGTATTTTTTATACAATGAATAACCCAGCTATATCCACTCAGGTACATGAGATGGGACATGCTACTTATTTAGGAAATTGGAAGGCAAGTCAGAATCTTATAAATAAAGTTAAAGATAAAGACGTGCTTTATAATAAAGTTGAACCTGATTTAGATAGTTACTACATACACCCCGATGAAATTTATAGTAGAATTTGGGAACTTAGAAGATTACTAGATTTAAAGCCTACTGATACAGTTACCCCTGAAATGCTTTTAAAAAGAAAAGAAAATGTTCCTGCTAAAGATTATTATGATTTAGAAGGAAATAAATTATGGAAGATGTTTACTCCCGAATCTATTTCTAGGTTACTTAATGAGTTAGTAAGTAATAATCCTAGTAATCAGACATATAATATAGCAGCACTAGGAGGAAAATTACCACAATATGATGGTAAAGGAGATAGTCAATTACCTGCTAGGAATTTTACTCAAGAAGCAGATAATACTCAATATGTTCCACAATTTAATAGAACTGTTGATATTAAAAATTTTCCTGAGTTTGCTGGTACTTTAGCACCTGTGGAAATAAGACCATCTAACATTCCTTATAGAAATGATGTAGCAAGTAGAAGAGAGGATATTCAGAAAGTTCCTATTACTAAAACTAATATGAAGGAGTATCCTATAAGTGTTCAGAAAGAGTTTATGCAACAACAAGTAGCTGATAGACCTGATTACGAAGGTGTAAAAGATTTTGCTAATCTTGCTGCTACTGGGTTTGGTCTAGCACCTATGGGAATGGTTGATGATGCTGTTAGAGGAGCTGTGGAGTTAGGTAGTAAATATATTCCCAGAGTAGTAAATAAGGTGGATAATATTATTACTAGAACTCCCTTCAAATCAGAAATAGATTGGGCTAAATGGAATAAAGAAATACCAGATAATGAAATCTTGATGCGGGAGTATAATGCTATTGAGAAGAAAGCCAAAGCTAAGGGTACTTGGATGAAGAATCCAGATGATTCTGTATTTCAAGGAACTCCAGAACAATTTGTGCAACAGAATAGCCAAAACTTTAAAAAGGCTTTTCCTAAAGGTATGGAAGTTGGGTATAGAGGGTCATATCAGCACATTGATGATTTTAAAAATAGAGATAGAAATGATTGGGCTACATTTTTAACAGATAAAAAAGAAATAGCTGAAACATATTCTGGTACAGATGCGTTTCATAATCCCATGACTTCAGGAAGTAATGAATGGAAAGCTGGTATGTATGAATTAGGGATTCCTAAAAATTATGAAAGAGTAATAGGTAATGCTGG